ATAAAATCACCGTTACTTCAGTACGTTAGTTATTCCGCTGTTCCCTTTGGGGGCATCTGGGGGACATTGTTGTATCCACCGATACGCTGGTTAAGAAATGCAATCTGATCACCATCCAGCGCGTTTATCCAGGCAGAGTACACTGTATAAACCATTTCTGCATTCTCATGGCCCAGTTGACTGGCAATGAATGCCGGGTTTGCCCCTGCTGATAGCATCCAGCAGGCGTAGGTGTGTCGAGTCTGATAAGGCCGCCGCCGGCGCACGCCAGAAAGGCGTATGGTTGTATTCCATAGAGAACTTATTGAGTTCACTGAGTAGTGACTGGCCTGTTCACCTTTTTCCTGACGTGGCATGAATACGAAATGAAGGTTATGTATCTCCGCTTTACCAAATTCTCGCTGACGTATCTCTATTGGAACTTTGGGGAAATGGCTGGTTAGTACATGCTGTGCTTTAAGCGCCTCAAGGGCAGGCGCAAGCAACTTTATGGTCCGCTCGCCTGCACGTGTTTTGGTTGGTCCAAAAATACCTTGCTGAATCGCCACGGATAATCTAGACACTTCCGAGCCGTTGATAATACTGGTTTTCATATTCTGCCGGTGACATTTGATCGCTAGAACCATGCCGACGCTTACTGTTATAAAACATTTCGATGTAATCAAAAATATCGCTGCGGGCTTCTTCCCGCGTTCCGTAGATCTTTTTCTTTATCCGCTCACGCTTCAGCAACTGGAAAAAGCTTTCTGCAACCGCATTATCATGGCAGTTACCGCGACGGCTCATACTGCCCTCCAGGCCGTGTGATTTCAGGAACGACTGCCACTCATGGCTTGTGTACTGACTGCCCTGATCCGAGTGAACCAGCACCTGTTTTTGGGGATTACGCCGCCATACAGACATCAGCAATGCATTCAGGACAATGTCTTTTGTCATCCGGGATTGCATTGACCACCCGATAATTTTGCGTGAGAACAGATCGACAACTACGGCAAGATACAGCCAGCCTTCGCGGGTTCTGATGTAGGTTATATCCGTTACCCAACGCTCATCCGGAGCATCCGGATTGAACTGTCGCTGGAGCCTGCTGGGTGACACGATACTGGCCTCGCCTTTACGTGCCCGCGGGCTCCGGTATCCGACCTGAGACTTTATTCCGGCACGTTTCATCAGTCGCCAGACTCTGTTGACTCCGCACTGTTGTCCGGTATCCCGCAGATCCAGATGGATCTTGCGATAACCATAGACGCATCCCGACTCCAGCCAGAACTGTTTAATCTGTCCTGTCAGTCTCAGGTCTGTCTGATGGCGTTGTGAATGCGGCTGCTTAAGCCAGGCATAAAAACCACTGGGATGAACATCCAGCACCCGACAGAGCATGCGAACAGGCCAGCAACAGATGTTGTCACGGATAAAGGCGTACCTCAGTCGGACAGCATTGAGAAGTACGCCGCGGCTTTTTTTAATATGTCCCGTTCGTCAGTAACCCGCTTCAACTCCTTCTGGAGTCGGCGGATCTCGGCCCGAGTATCTGACTGTTCTTTATTAGTGGATGAGTCCGGACCGAACTTCTTTATCCAGGCGTAAAGGCTGTGGGTGGTGATATCGAGACGTGTTGCAACGCTGGAAACAGAATGACCGCGATCAATAACCTGTTTGACTGCTTCAATTTTAAACTCTTCGGGATAACGTTTACCGCTCATGGGCACCTCTCTTTAAGTCATCTTAAATGACTCTGAGGTGTCTGTTAAACCCGTGGCGATTCACTTAGAATATGCTGTGTCAGTCATTTAAGGCTCCATTTCAGAGATGTTCAGTCAGTGTTACCGATTGATTCTTGTCTGTATATTACCAAAGATCTCATTCACATATATGAGGCCACTAGTTGCGAAACGAGACGTAAAGCCAGATATTTCATTTTTTCCTGCTACCTACACTATGGTATAGCCTGGGGCTATTAATAGAATACGTTCGCCATCTCTTACCAGTACCTGGCTGGTATCTCCTACACTAGCTCGGAGTCGCGGTCAAAATGAACCGCGTCGTATCACGCTTTAAACGCACAGGTATCTGGCGTGATTGGCCCCCCGGGAGGTGGATCATTCAGCTTCCCACTTGATGCCAGCGGCGGCACGCTCAGCCTCGCTTTGTTCCCAAAACCACTCGTGAAGCGCCATAAGCTCTTCATCGAGCGGAGCATATTTGCGGTCGAAATATGCCTGTGCGTCTTTCTCCGCTTCATCAGGCAATTCGCCAGGCCCAAAGAGCGTGTTATAAATCCAAGCCAGCCCGTTTTTAGTATCGCCAGTGGCCTGCCATTCGATGATTGCAGCTTGCATAACCAGGATATTTTTCCCGATCAGCAGATCCAGTTGCTGATAGCGCTTACGGATATATTCGTTTTGCGCTTCAAGTTCTGCGTTGCGCTGCTGCGCCTTCTCCAGCGCCTCTAGGCGATTACCTGGTACACGTACCTAACGAAGGGAAGCGCGGCCCAAAAGCAGCCAGTGATTTCAAGCGCGCCGGCGGCCGGGCGGGATACCCGGACCTGATTCTGGATATCCCATCTGGGGAGTGGCACAGCCTGCGGATTGAAATGAAAGCGAAAGGCGGCAAACCGACGACTACGCAACTGGAGTGGATCGAACGTCTGCGCGGCGTGGGGTATCGTGCTGAGATTTGCTACGGATTTGAAGCCGCGAGGCTGTGTATCTTAGGATATTTCAGGGGAAGTCCCCCCTGAAATTTAACTATCGCAACAAATCCTTTTTACAGAGACTGTTCGGATTGGGCTAAGAAAAGTAAATTTGTAGCGGTTAAATGAAGCATATAGCTCACTAACTCTCTTGGGACAGTAGTAACGCCTGTCCCTTGTCCATGGCCAGAATTTTTATTTCTTATTGTTGGTATTCCACTCTCGAGCATTGTTTTGAGACTAGTGAATTGACCTTGTAGGTAAGAAGGTATTAGTTCATGCTCAAGACAGCTGTTAATTAACTTTGAAGCGGTATCGGTTTTATTATATTGCCATTTTCGTTTGTCATGAATTGCTTTCATGATGCTTTCGTAAGATTTAAGGCACTCATTCAAACATTCTTTGAAATTGTCCAGTCTGTAATGCTCATGTGCCGCAAGAAACTCATCCATTACGCCATCATATTCGTCATTAGAGCTCAAAAGTGAGAGGGTTGGCTTAACTACTTCTGAGTGAATAAATTGCGAGTCGACTCTGATTATTTCTTCATTTTCAAATTGATATCCGATATTGTTTTCCTTAAATCTGGTATTGATGCCAGAAAGAGCATCAACCGCTCTATCCCTGCTGGCTATCGATGGAGGGTTTTTGAATATAGAGAGAAGCTCAATACAAAATAATTCGATAATATCTAAACTGTGGTCGGTAACACTTGTTGTAAGAAAGTAACTGAATATTTCATCGGAATATGATGTGGCATCATTTTTAAGTTTGAACCTACCATACTCAGCGAGGAGGGTTTTAAGTATTCTTTTATACACATTATCCTTGGTGTTGTGTTGATAACTACTGAAACTCATTCTTGTATGAGTGGTACATATACCAATAGCCTCTTCGATTATGTGTATGAACTGAATTTTAAATTTTTGAGGGATATTGTCATATATGTAGACATCACTTACTTCACCTCTGATTCTTCTTTGTCGTTTTGAGTAAATGTCGTGAATTGCCATGTGTTATTCCTTATGATACAGGGGTATATATGTGCTGTGGTTTTATTTTCAATAGCGTACATATTAGCGCTTACTCGTAGTGGTTTCCATTCTCTTTTGGTTGCATTTGAAGTATTGTTTTTATTAATTATTGCTGTATATGCAATAATGCTCGCGACCACGGTTAGCGAGAACGAAAAGATGAGTATCGAAGCAGCAATCAAGATTTTTGACCCGCGCACGGCGACGCTGGGACCACGTGGCGGCTGCGCCACCCTGCATTGGGACAATATCGCGGCAATGCTGGGCACTATTGAGCGAGAAAACTCGGTTGGGTACCAGCTGATCATGGTGGCTTATCGCGGAGACAGGCAGCAAGAGGCTGCGCTACGTAAAAATGTCGGCACGTGGGCTACCGATTTTTGCCAGAAATCGCGTATTGCCGACCACACCCTGGCATCAGGGTTGCAGAGACCGCGCTTGATATCCTATTTCACCGCCCACTTGAGCCACAAATGCGCTCGCTCCAGCACCTACACGACTATACGGGCCTTATGCCCAGCGGGAAGCACAGCGGATAAAGTCACTGAAGAAAACGTTATCCAAAACAAAACTAAAGCCTGAGACTGCCTCTACGCTGACGCGGATACAATTCCTGGAAGAGCAGATCTCAGCGGCGCGGACCGGTATCGACCGTTGGGTTATAGCCCATGCCGCCGCATCAACACAATGCCCACGCTGCCGGGGAGCAGGGCAGATCGTTAAACCTCGTCCGGGCGTTTGTCCCGTCTGCAATGGCCACCAGCATCTGGAGCCGACTACCCGGGAGATTTTGAGGCACATCAGCAAGAGCGCGTCCGCTGCTGTGAGTCACCTCTCTATCCTGGACGAGTGCCGGTGGTGGCTGTCCAGCCATGCTAACGCCGCTACTGCGCGTCTGTATGAGCTATTCGATCTCAACCAGGGCGGTTGACAGGTCGCGCCGTGGGGATGAAAATCCCAGAATAGCTATATTTCTATGAACCCGCCTTGTGCGGGTTTTTTCGTTTCTGACGTCCGTAAAAAGGCAGGTACCAAAAAATGCCTCATAAATTATCGATCTGGCAGTGGATCGCCTTGGTTATGTCAGCGCCTAACGAGGCGCTGAAGGTGGGCGCAGCGCTGGCCGCCGGAGAGCTGTCCAGGTGGCTTCTAGGTGAGCGGACCCGCTTTCGCTACGTCCTGGGTGATTTCATCGCATGCGTACTTATTTATTGCGCGCTGCGTCCGTATATCCCGGCACTACCGCCTATCTATGGATTCAAGATATCGCCCGATCTGGTTGTGTTGGTGATAGCGCTGCTTGGCGCGCACGGAATCAAAGAAGTCGTTGTAGCAGTCGCGAAAAAATTCGGTATCCAACTGAATGGAGAATCAAAAAATGGGTGATGTTTCCGAGCATTTCAGCCGCCACGAGCTGGCGTGCAAGTGTGGGTGCGGATTTGACCAAGTTAACGCCGCTTTGGTGCCGGTATTGGAAAGTGTCCGCCAGCATTTCAGCGCGCCGGTAGTTATTGACTGCGCCTGTCGTTGTCAGACACACAACGCGGCGGTCGGCGGCGCCAGTCATAGCCAGCACCTGCTGGGGCAACGCGGCAGATATTAAGGTATCAGATCCCTGCGTATATCGGTCCGGAGCGCAATAACCACGGGCACGCTGTCATTCTTGCGCTCCGCAAAATCTACCCTGTTAGCCACATCTACACCGAAGAGTTCCCGTTGGTGCCGTTCTGGGGTTTCCGCAAAGACAAGAACGGGATCCCGTATGGTCTGGTATCACGGATGATCAGTGCGCAGAACTCATATAATTTCCGTCATCTCAAAATCACCTGGCTGATGCAGGCTAAGCAGATAGTGATGGATGATGACGCCACCAACATGAGTCGGGAGCAGGTACGCGAGGAAGCCAACCGTCCTGACGGCGTAATAGTCCTCAACGCCGACCGTAAGAACAAGACCAAAGCCTCAGATGCACTGCAGATAAACTCTGATAGCTCAGTCAGCGCACAGCAAATGCAGGTCATGGAGTATGACCGGCAGAATATCCAGGACTGCGCGGGGATTTACTCCAGCTATATGGGGCAGGACAGCAACGCTATTTCCGGTATAGCCGTGTCTAACCTGGTAGAGCAGAGCTCCACCACGCTCGCGGAAATCAACGATAACTACACAATGGCGTGTAATGCGCTTGGCGAGCTTATCCTTAACTACCTGCTCGAGGACCTCAAAAAACGGACGGATTACAGCATCGTCATCAACCGCAAGGATAAGCGCCGCCGGAAAATCGTCACGATTAATGTTAAAGGCGACGACGGTGCAATTACTAACAACATTTCCCGCCTGGATGCGCGGATTGTACTGGCGCCTATTGATTCTACGCCAGCGTACCGCGCGCAACTGGCTGACCGTCTGATCGGCATCATCCAGAAACTGCCGGCACAGGCACAGACCGCCGTTATCGATCTGGTACTCGAACTGGTTGAGATACCGAACAAAGATGAATTCGTCGACCGTGTCAGTAGGGCCATGGGCACGCAGGATCCGGAGTATATGACGGACGAAGAGAAACAGGCCGCCCAGCAGCAGGCCAAAATCAATGAGTTTGCACAGGCGCTGCAGTTCAAGGCCCAGATTGCTGAAATCCAGAATAAGGACGCGGACACCGCCAACAAGCAGGCGAGCGCCAATAAGTCGCAGGCAACGGCAGACGGGCAGAAATACAGTGACGGTCTGACGATGGCGCAGACTGGCCAGATTATGCAGCAGATGCAGATCAATCAGCAGCAAATAACCGAGATGGGACAGCAGATGATGCAGATGCAGCAGCTAATCGCCCAACTGGTTAGCAGCGGGGCGCGGCTGGAGCTGGGGGGCTAAAACCCCAGCTTAATCGTCCAAACCGTCTAAAAGAAGGTCGGTTTCGTACTTATTGCAAGTTGGGAAAAACCTAACTTCCTCGTCTTGCAAAGAAATCGACGTCCTTTTTAGTTCAAATTTGTTTTCTATCTCTTCCATTTGATAAAAATGGACTGGATACTCTCTGTTTTCAAGCGCCTTCATCAACGTGAAACGTGTTGTATCCTTGCAACGCATGCCAAAGGTAATGTCAGTGAGAACAAAATAAGAGTCCTGCAGGCCTACTTGGGAAATGACTCGCCACTCATTTTCATAACCCCATTGAGATGCTTTTCTTAAGAAAATAGCATCATCCATTTCCTTTTTTGCAGCGGAGTCATTGTTTAGCATTCTCCTGACTTGGCTTGTCGAAATGGTTCTTGTTTCACCATCATAGTTGATTTTGTTAACTAGATGTTTTCTGGCTTCTGGAATTGAATAGCCCAGGCAGATACCTTGATGGTTATCGGCATAATGCGACCACATTAAAGGGCAATCATTTTTTTCAGCTAAAGATAAAACACCGTTGTTGTAACCAGAACGGATCACTTCGCCAATTGCAAAAGTCAATGCCTTACGAATATCAAATGAGTCACCATGAAAGTTAACTCCAAGATAGATATCAGCTATAGCATCTATTCCCTCTTTAGTGCTAAGAAACTCTATTTTTTCAAGCGTTTTTTGGCCCTTGTATCGTAGTTTTTTCGCCGCACTCAATAATTTCTCCCTTGCATTGTTTTGATGCAGCTTAAACAAAATCTCCTTAAGTTCTTCTTCATCCTCAATGTCATCAATGACTTGCGTCTGACAATCAAGAGGATCGTTAAATTTAGATGGATGAGAAAAGAAAAGTTTGTCAGCGATGATCAGTTCTAGGCTGTCGGAGTTGAACGATTTATATTTATAAAGGTGGTCAGGAATAGCAGTAGACATTTAGAGCCCTCATTTTTATGCCTGATAAATTTATCATTGCTACTGATACCGGGGAAGAGCTGCTTTTGAATGCATCTTGACTTTAGTCATTCGCAGGATGAAAATCCCCACAATAGTAGTATTCCATCCAACCCGCCTCGAGCGGGTTTTTGCGTTTTAGCTCGCTGTAAATTGCCCGGGCGGATCCGGGCTTCTTTTTTACCCAGCGCATCACAGCAAAGCCGTTCCTCCGGGAGCGGCTTTTTTGTATGTACTTTTCGTGAGCCGACGATACAGGCAAAGGTGAGATATGAGCGTTGAAATTTTAGGTACAGAGTCTTTTGAAGAGCTGGAAGCGAAACTGCTTCAACTGGAGACGGAGGAGGATGGCGAGGTAATCGATGACCCCGCCAGCGCTTCTACCATCCAGACAGATGCGGTTATCGCCGCTACAGAAACCAAAACGGGCGACACTGCGCAGCAGGTCACTACGGTAACTACGCCCGAGGTTGTACCTTAGGACGCTACCGCAGCGCAGGCAGCGCAACAGCCGACGCCGGGCACGGTTGAAGAGCCAGCAGCGAAGCCAACCATTCTCGCAAAAGACGGTGTTCACACTATTCCGTATGACGTGCTCGAAGCTACCCGGGACCGTGACCGGGCGCGGCAGGCAGAAGAGCGTGCACAGCAGTTCGCAGAGCAGGCTGCAAAGGCCGAGCAGCTTGAAAAGCAACTTAATGACCTGAAGCAACGCGCTGTAGATGCCGGCGTGGATGCATCCATCCTAGATGGCTCGGGCCTTAACTCCGATCAGTTGCAAGAGCTGATGGAGGAATACCCGGCGTTAGGCCGGTATCTCCAGTCACTGACACAGCAAATCAGCGCGCTAACCGCAAACGCAGCAGCGCCAGCACATACCAGTGCTGCGCCAGCGGCTGCGAATATGGTTGATGTCGCTCTTGTGCAGGTTCCTGAGCTGGACGGCTGGCGCACCGCCGACGCTGACCGCTGGGATATGGCACTGGCGATAGATGCGCGCCTTCAGAATGACCCCGCTTTCGCAGATAAAACCCTGGTTGCGCGCTTCCAGGAAGTCGAGCGGCGGGTAAAGGCAGCGTTTGGTGATAACCCTACGCAGCAGGCTCAGGCAGCAGTTGCAGCACAGGCGGCCGAAAAAGTCGCTGCAGCCGCAACTGCCTTGCCTGGCTCCCCTTCAGATGTAGGTTCGACAGCTGCAGCGCAGCCGACGAGTAAAGCCGCGCAAATCGCGGCCCAGTCAGGAAATGCATTGCTCCATTCAATGAATGGTATGAGCGACGCTGAAATCGATGCATTGCTGTCGACCCTCGATTATTAATACGCCCGCCGCGCGCGGGTATTTTTACGGACACAGGATATGACCACAGTTACCTCAGCCCAGGCGAATAAGGTCCTGCAGGCGGCGTTGTTTGTTGCCGCCAACCGCAACCGCTCGTTCGTCAACATGCTGACCGAAAACGCCCCGAAAAATGCCGCGGCGGATAACGGCAAGAAAGAAGTAGAGCAGTCCAGCCCACACGCACCAGTAGTTCGCGTGACCGATCTGACTCGCCAGGCTGGCGACGAAGTTGAGATGGATATCGTCTTCAAGCTGAATAAGCGTCCGACCATGGGCGATAAGAAGTTGGAAGGCCGTGGTGAGAACCTCGAACAGGCCAGTTTTAAGCTGAAGATCAACCAGGCGCGCCATATGGTGAACGCCGGCGGGCGAATGAGCCAGAAGCGCACTAAGCATAATCTGGCTCGCACTGGGCGCACGCTGCTGGGGACGTATTACAACGACCTTTCAGACCAGATCGCTACCGTGCAGCTGATGGGCGCGCGTGGTGACGTGACCGCCGACGATATCATCGTCCCACTGGACAGCGATAGCGAGTTTGCCGACATCATGGTGAACGACGTCACTCCGCCGACCTATGGCCGTCAGTTTTATGGCGGCGACGCCACCAGCCTGGAATCTATCGACTCTGCCGACCTGTTCACCCTCGATGTAGTGGACAACCTATCGCTGTATATCAGTGAGATGGCGCACCCACTGGCACCGGTCAAGCTGGCCGCGGATGAGATGTCCGGCGATTCGCCGTACTACGTCATGTTTATCACGCCTCGCCAGTGGAACGACTGGTACACGTCCACCAGCGGAAAAGACTGGCAGGCGATGGCGGCGGCGGCAATCCAGCGTTCTCGCGGTTTCAATCATCCGATCTTTAAAGGTGACTGCGCGATGTGGCGCAACATTCTGGTACGCTAGTACACCGGCATGCCGATCCGCTTTAACGCGGGCTCGACCGTGACAATCAGTAATAACGACGCTGACGCCACCACGACTCAGGTCACTACTCAGACCATGGTCGATCGCGGCATCCTGCTGGGCGGCCAGGCGCTCGCTGTCGGTCAGTACACCTGCGCAGCAATGGCAAAAGGTACAGTCATTCAGTTGATCTCACTGCAAGCAGGCTACCGCATTTCCACCGTTCTGGTTTATACCGATAGCTGAGTTGCGCTCCAAAGGGATCCACTTCACTGAAAGTGATGCGAACCGCTGGATAGAGCGAAACCAGATAGGCTTCGTGGATAAGACGCCTACGGAAGACGAAAACAGGCTATGGCTGTTGCGCAACATGGGGCGGGTGATCTAATGGGATTTCCGTCACCGGCCAACGATTATTTTGAGGGGCCATTGACCATAGATAAGATCTGTGGAGTGGGGCCAGAAACTCAAATACTGAAGACAAAAACGGGGTTTGCATTAATCGATATTGGGCGAAAACCTCGGCAAAATAACCTGGTGCTGATTAATTACGACGGGCTGACTGATTTTGCCAGGATTATGGGCCGAGCGTTTATTACCAGGGATGGAGAAGCTATCGAAGGGGAAGCGCTTGATGATGTGACCGTGGCGGGAGTGGTGACATTCATCATTGATGCCGCGGATTCTGATGAAGGGGATTTCGTGCCGTTCTGA